ATTAGTGCTGCCAAAAAGAAAAAAAAAGATTTAGAATCTCAAGGTAAAAAAGTTAAAAAAAGTGCTAAAGAAAATATATTAAAAGATGCACAAACAATAAAAAACCCAAGTGGAAAAAATATAAGAGGTAATATTAAAGGTGTAGATGCAGTTCCAAATGTTATGGCTGGAGCTGTAGGACAAACTGCAACTAAAGTAAGTGGTAAAGCTGTAAATGCAATAAAAAATCCTAAAGAAACTATAAATAAAACAACAAGTAAAATTAACAATAAAGCTGAAAAAGTTTTTGGTAATAAAGCTGGAATAGCTGGAGAAATAACTGGAGCTGCTGTTGGATCTTTAGCTGCTGTTGCAACTTTTGGATTAGGTTCTTCAATTTTAAAATCTAATTCAAATCCTGAACAAGAATATACACAAGAAAGAAGAGGAGATGGAAGATTTGCTACAACATATAAAGGTAAAAATTCTAATGTTGTTGCAAGTGCAAAACAATTATCAGAAAAAGAAATTGATGATGTAAGAACTAGATTAGCAATATTAGATAGTATTATTGAATCAAGTGATCCAAAATCAAACAGTAAAGAATTTAAAAATGAAGTTATGTATTTAGCAAAAAAATATAAAATATCTAATATAAGTGGAAAAAATTTATCTATAATAATTCCAAATGTAGAAGGTGGAGTACAATTAAGACAAAGAGCTTAATATGGCAGTAACTAAAGTAGATATAGCTTCAAGAGCATTAGTAATGATAGGNGCAAATCCTATTTCATCATTTACTGATGATACTACAGAAGCTCTTGTAACTAATACAATATATGAAGAAGTAGTTGAATCTACATTAACTAGACATAATTGGAGATTTGCAACAGGACAACAACAGTTATCTTTGTTAGCAGATGCACCTACTGGTAGATTTGAATATGCTTATCAAATACCTTCTAATCCTGAATGTTTAAAAATATTATCAGTAACTTCTAATGGTGCATTATTACGATATCATAGATACGAAGATAAAATATACTTAGATGGATTTGGATCTGCAACTACAGTTATTATGGATTATGTATTTAGACAAAGCGAAGATCAGTTTCCCCCACATTTTAGATTAGCAGTAGTATATAAATTAGCTAGTATTTTTGGTGGATCAGTAGCAAGAGATGCAGCACTTGTTCGAGAGTTTGATCAATTAAGTGAAAGACAATTATTAATTGCAAAAAATACTGACTCCTCAGAAACTACAACTAAAACACTTTCTACTGATAGATTTATAACAGAAAGAAGAAGCAGTCGTAGTGGACTTGTAGTCAGTTAATGCCTAGAAAAATTAGACAAGTATATACAAACTTTTCTTCAGGAGAAATTAACAATCTCCTTAATGCAAGAACTGATGCTAAAGCATATTTTGAAGGTGGTAAACAAGTACGCAACTGGTATTTGTTAGATGAAGGTGGAGTAATGCGTAGACCAGCTACTGAGTATATGGCTACAATGCCTGCCGAATGTAGAATAATGCCATTTATATTTTCTAATGATGAAGTAGCTATATTTGTATTATCTAATAATAGACTAGATGTTTACAATTCTAGTGGAGCAGTAATACAATCTAATATTACTTCTAATTGTAATTGGACTACTGCACAGTTATTTGAATTAAATTTTGCACAGTTTGGTGATACAGTTTTTTTATGTCATAGAGAAAATCCTATAAGAAAAATTACAAGAGCTTCTGCTAGTTCTTTTAGTGTAGCAGCTTATGCTTTTGAAGAAGATGATACTGTAACTGTAAATGGTATAAATAAAACTACACAACCATTTTACAAATATGCTGATAGCACAATAACAATAACACCTGGCGCAACTACTGGAAACAGCGTTACATTAACTGCTAGTGCAGATTCTTTTGTATCAGGACATAATGGAACATATTTAAAAATTGGTGGTAAACAAGTTAAGATTGTAGGTTTTACAAATGCAACTACAGTTACTGCTACTATACTAGAAGCATTACCTAATACAGATGCTAATGCAGATTGGTCAGAACAATTAATATCTGCTGTAAATGGATTTCCACAAGCTGTATCTTTTCACGATAATAGATTATGGTTTGCTGGTGTAAGAGATAATCCAGCAGCAGTTATAGCTAGTCAAATTGGAGGATATTTTAATTTTGATTTAGGTACTGGTTTAGCTAATGAAGCTATTAATGTTGCTATTGCAAGTGATACAGTAAACGAAATTAGACATATGATTTCATCTCGTAACTTACAAATATTTACTGATAGTGGAGAATACTATGTACCAGTATCATCACAGTCTGCTGCTATTACTCCTAGTAGTATAGCTTTTTTAAGACAAACACCTTATGGAATTAATAGAGCAGCACCAATACCTTTTGATGGAGCTTCTATGTTTAGTCAAAAGAATGGTAAGTCAGTAAGAGAATATGTATTTTCAGATGTTGAACAAGCATATAGATCTACAAGTGTATCTGTATTAGCTTCTCATTTAATTGATTCTCCTAAACAATTATCTATGATGACAGGTAATGAAACTAAACCAGAACAGTTTGCTTTTTTTTTAAATAGTGGAACTAATGAAGATGGTAAACTTGCAGTCTTTCATTCTATTCGTGATGAAAAAATTGCTGGTTGGACTATGTGGGAAACACAAACTGGAGATAAGTTTCATAGTATAACTGCATTAAATGATAAATTATTTGTAATAGTTAAAAGAGTTGTACCTAGTGGTACTAAATATTTATTAGAAAGATTTGCTAATGATGATGCTATTACTCTTGATTGTTCTACTACAACAACAGTATTTCAAAAAGGAACACCATTAGTTAAAGGAGCAAGTCAAGCTACTGATCAAAACACTTTAGTTGTTGATGGTTTTAGCACTGCTCCACAAATACAAGAAACATTTACAATAGCTGGAAATGCAGCAGAATATACTATTACTGCTGTATCTGCTGGATCTTCTCAACACACATTAACATTAGATAAAAACCTTGCAGCTGTACCAGCCGATAATGCAGTTATTACATTAGTAGATGGATTTTTACATACAGTAAATGCTATTTACGAAAACACAGATAAAGTATTTGCAGTATTTGGTAATGGCTCATTAGGTGAATTTACAGTAGATTCTAATAGTAGAATAACATTAACTTCTGCACCATTTCCTACTGGAGTAAGAGTTGGATTTAATTATACACCTATATTAGAAACAATGTCTATAGATAAAGAAATAGATACCGGCCCACTTACAGGTCAACCAAGACGAGTTAATAAAGCTATTGTAGATATATCTGGTGGTTTAGATATAACAATGAAAGCTCAAGATTTAAATTCTAAAGAGTTAGTAATACAACAAGCTGGATTTACTTCTGGTACAGATATAACTGCAGTTACAGCAAAAAAAGAATTTAATTTTTTAGGTTATAGTAAAAGTCCTACAATTACTATTAGCCAAAACGATCCATTACCATTAAAGGTATTAGGAATAGCTATGGAGATACAGTTTGCGTAATGGGTGCTAATTCAGGAACATTATTTGCAGCTGCAGCAATAGTAAGTGCAGTAGGTACAGTTGCTAGTGTGCAATCTCAAAGAGGAGCATTATCAAGAGAAAATTACAGAATTGAAACAGAAAAAAAAATGGCTGCACTACAAGCATTAGAAGAAGAAAATGCAAGAAAAAGAGCTTTAAATGAAACAATAGCTAATAATTTAGCATGGCAATCTATATCAGGATATTCAGATGAAAGCAGAAGTTTTTTAAATATAAATACACAAGCAAAAAATATAGCTAATAAAGATATAGCTAATATAAGATTAATGGGAAAAAATATTCAAAACAAATATAGTTCTATGTTGTATGAAAATAAATACAAAGAAAATGATTTAGTATTTGGTGGGTATGTATCTGCAATAAGTGAACTTACTACAGGTTATGCTCAATATGATTATTATAAACCACCTAAAAAAACAATAACATAATATGGCATTAACAACAGGTAAAAGACAAGTACAAGCAACAGCTTCTTCAGTAGCTAATAGAATGGGTGTAGTACCAGCTTATGGTGGAGATCCAGTTTCTACAATAGCAAAAGTTGCTACAGAAAAATTAGATTTTTTTGCTAAAAGACAAGCGTCATTAGAAGAAGCAAAATATAAAGCTGATTTAGAAATTAAAACATCTAAATTTATTAATGATAAATCAAGAGAATTTTTTAATGATCCAAATTCTTTTACAACAGCAACTGATAGTTATATTGAATCATTAGTAAATGAAGCTCCTACAAGATATAAATCTTGGACTAAAAGCATGATTTCAGGAAAAGCTATTAGAAAAGGTGAAACAATATTTGCTAATAGAATTAAACAAGATCATGATGATGCTATTAAATTATTAGATGCAAGAGCAAGAACTCATAATGAAGAAACTTTAGAAGATTTATTTGATTTAGCTACTGTAAGTCAAGGTGATCCTGAACTTA